TGCTGTTTACAGCTATGTAGTTAGCTACTTAGCTTGCGTTTACACCGATTGACGATGCTGACTCAATACGACGCAATGAAGCCTCGCGGAAGCGGCCGTAGCCACCGAGCCAGTACCAACCAATTGGCATCAAGCGCATGAGCAAGTCGGTCACGTTGCCGCGAACAACCTTTGGCATTGCGCCGTTTCCATCCTGTGTGCTGAACGCCTTAGCAAGAGCCTGACGACCCATGATAAGAGTTGCATACGAGTCACCCGTACCAGTTGCTCCAGCGCCGTTGAAAGCGTTTTCGAAGATTGGTGCGCGTGGGGTCTCAATGAATCGTACTGATTCGAAGAGGCCGATTTCGCCGTTGTAGATCCCGGTTGGGTCAACGTAGTTAGCTGGCGTACGCCATGCTGATGCGTCGGTTGCCGAACGGAAGTCGTACGAAACGTCTGGGTGGATGAAGCCGATGTACGAACCATTGAAGGTTGGAACGTTGGCCTTACGCAATGCAGCTACCTGCTTGCGAATGTCGTTTGCTACCAGCAAGTCGTCAACAGCCATGCCAACGCGTGATGAAGGAGCCGAAGCACCACCAGTTGCGTAAGCTACGTTGTCGCCTGCAGCAAGAACTGCTGACACAACTTTGTCCAGTGAGTCACCGGCGTTGTAGCCGATTACGTTTGCTGCTGCAGCATCTACGTCCAAGAACGCTGTGCCACGAAGCTTAGCTGTGGTCACTACGGCGTTGCCGTATTCTGCAAGGGTGACGGTCTTCTGGCTGTCCGAGAGGGCAGTAGGAGTTACGTCGGTCACTTCGTTCAACGTGCTTGTCGCTGCTGCGATGTCGTTGAAGATAGTGAAGGTTACAGCGCTTCCAGGCATTGCCTGTGCTACTGGTTGTACGTCAGCTGCCTGATCGAACAAAAGCTCTGAACGCAATGCGAAGTATGCAAGACGGTCAAACGCAATTTGATCTACGGACAGTGACGAGGTTGTTGTTTCGCCTGCCATGTTATTAGTTCCTTAATTGAGTTAGATGATGTTGGTTTGGTTGGCTCGCGCCTGGGCCAGTAATTCCATCACTTCTCGTTCAGATTTGGCGTTTGAGATTCGTGAAGCAAAGTCAACTTCTGGCTCACCTACATCGCCTACTCGCGCTGCGTTCCCCATTCGGTTCCACGCCTGCTGTTCTGCTGGCGCTACCTGCTGAGGTGCTGGTGCACTTTGCGGTGTGAGATTAAGTTTGGAAGCTGCAGACTTGATGGCTTCAGCAGAGATTTCACCGTCGTAGCCTTTGACGAAGTATTCAGCTACCGGGCTTGACAGGTCTACGCCTGCTTCCACGAAAGCTAACTTCCTCTTGGCTGCTTCAGCATCTGCTTTCAGCTGTCGAAGTTCTTTGTTCTCTTGTTCCAGTTTCTTCAGGTGTGACCTGACTGGATCGCGAGGTTGCTGCACTTGGTCTTGAACGTCCTCTTCTTCATAGAAGCCTTGTTCTGACATGACCCACTCCTTCTGCCCACGCTTGGTTGGAGGAACCAAACGGCTGCTTAACTTAATTCACCCCTAAGTGCACATTGAAACCGGGGGATTTTCCAATGGTTAGTTCCTAGTGGAACTGTTAAAACTATATCACACGCTTCCTAAACCGGACTGAATTGCTCCACCAACTTGACGTTGCGTGAATGATCCACCACCGGAAAGTCCAGCAACTTTCTGTCGCTTCAGTTCATCAAGTCTGCGCTTTGCCTCTGCATCTGTGTTAAGTGCAGCGCCAGCGATTTGTTCCTGAGTTAGACCAGCTTCTGTTTCTGCTGCACGACGAAGCTCACGCATTCCAGCAACACTTTCAAATCCAGCTGTCTGTTGTGCCTGGGTAATGCCACGGCGAGCCACACCTTCGGAGAACTCTCTACCAACGGTTAGGCCAGCCTGACGTTCTGCCTGGGCTGCGGTTAATGCTGCCTGTGCCTGGATCTTGTATTCACCAGAGGTCATCATTGGTCGAGCCTTTTCAGGGTCAATAAAGTAAGCCAGAATGTCACCATCGCTAAGCCCGTACATTGTCCTGAGCTTTTCGGTAACGTCAGCTGGTGCGTCCTTGACCACACGGTAAGCATCACGAAGTCTGTTGTTCAGTTCGTTTACTGACACGTCACCGCCAATCAACCTGTCCAGCTGATCACGGTCTGAGTAGAAACCCTGAGGCAAACCATTAAACGACATTACGTTCTTGTACTCCTGCTCCATTGACAGGTAGGTAGATGGCAAAAGTTCCGGCAATCCCTTGGCCTTACGGATCTCGTTGGCTGCGAAGCGCTGCTTGTATGCAGGCTCCTCTTTTAGAGAATAGATGAATGCATCAGAGTTGCTTGGATCAACCTCACCACGGGTGTACTTGGTCCAGATTGCGTCATACAAACTATCTAACCCGTATGAAGCCAAACCCGTGCGAAGTATTTCTTTAGCCGACCCTGCGTTTGGAACTCCGGATGGATCAAACTCAATGCTGCTTCCCTCCATTCCGGTGTATCCGTAATTGGCTTGACGAAGCATGTTGTTGAGAGCATCAGCCGCCTGCTGCGATGTAATTGTTCCAGCTTGGAAGCCAGAGTAGATACCGTCAATGTATGTCTGGCCTTCACCAGTAATACGTGATCCAACCTGTGAGTAAAGATTGCTGATTTCCTCAGGCGTTGCCATTACTGAACCTTCCCGAATGCTTTGGCCATGGACATAACCATTGCCCTAGCGTCGTTCTTTGCTTGTGATGTCTTGTCGTAACCGTACTTAGGGTCTGACTTAAGGGTTTCCATCCACTCGTTCAGGCTCATGGACGGCTTGTCTTTTGTACCAAATGCAACGCTGTACTTTGGGTCATTAAAGTCAATTGAATCTGGTGCAACTTCTAACACTCGTGATGCCAGGTCTCGGTATGGAGAAAAGATTTCCTGCAAAGTTAAACCTGCATCAAGCTGTGGAGAAAGCTGGAAGTGTGCAGCCTTGGCTAAAGCAATTCCTTTTTTCTTGAAACTGTCAGATGTAAGTAATTCTCCATCGTACTCTTTACCCTGAATTGCCGCAAGGATCTGCTCGTCAAGATCTGCTGGCTTATAACCGTAAGCATCTGCAACCTTCTTTAACGCAGCAGCGTCAGCGCTTTCTAGTAGATCCTGTTTACCGCGACCACGAGAACCTACAACCGTGTTGATGTACTGAGATGCGGCAATTCCAGCAAGACCACGACGGCTTACTGTTGCAGCAATGCTATCTAGTTCAATCTTTGTTAGACCAAGATCTCCGTACTCAGATGCAATCTTGACACGGTTGTTTTGAACCCTGTCCATCCGCTCGCCATCGGTAAGTGCGTCAAACACTTTTGCTGCATTAGATGTTTCGTTGTAGTACTTGGTTGCGTATACCTTTGAGTCAAATGCGTCAAGACCAGCCTGGGTTGTGAAGTCGTATTGCTTTGGGTTGTTAGCAACATCAAGAATCAAGTCGATGATGTCATCACCAAATACGTTGCGAGCCTCTGCCTCTCCGGAACCACCATCAAGTATCTTTGCAAACTGCGGATACTTGGCAATGAATGTTGTCTTCCAGTCTTGTTGTTTAGGTGCCATTATTGACCGCCAAGTAGTGCGAAGATTCTTGTCATAGCGCTTCCAGCAGCATTGGCTGCAAATTCACCAGGTGCCGCCTTTTCTGCCTGTGCTCTGGCTGCAACGGGAAGAGACGTTGGGTCCATTGACCCACCAGAAGCACGCGAACGTTCTTCCTTCTGAATGTTTAGAGCTGCCTGTCTGGCTTCTGCTGGAGTCGGAGGACGCTTGAGAACCCTAAAGAATTCCTCAGTTACAGACTCCATTGCGTCTTCTGTAGACACAACGCTATAGCTAGGACCGCCACCACCGCCTCCTGCTACAGATATTTGACCAGATGCGATACCCGATGCGACAGCACGCCATGTACGTTTTTGTCGAACAGAAAAGTCAAGCAGTCCCTGTACAGCCCGCTGATCGCTAGCATCTAATCCGGTACCAGCAAGCATTGCTGCGCTTGGCTTTGAACCGTAGAACAATCCAAGCTTTTGTGCTGTAGCAATCATGGTCTGACGTTCTGCTGCAGTCTTGACGCCAAAGAACTCAGACGCAATATCAGAACCGTCTGCGCTGTAGGTTCCGCCAGATAGGTGTCCATCTTCTGTGATTAGCTGTGGTCCATAATAAGTCCAGGTGTTTTGCCCGGTTCGTATCAGGGTGTTCTGCCCCTTGAAGGATGGATCAATCAGCTCGTCTTGAGATGCATTATTGAAGTCATTCTTGTCTGGAATAATAGGAACTGGTGGAGCTATCTTTGTTCCAGTAGTTGCAGTTGTCTTCGGAATTACACCGCCGGTTCCAAGCCCACTATCTGGTTGCTCAACAAGACCTTTATCTGCAAGCATTTCAGAAGATGATTTGCCCGTGCCCTGATCTTCAGTATTTTTATTTGTGTACCTAGGCATTAGTCCTCAACCTCTTGGATAAGCAATCGTTGCCAGATTCTATCAAATTGTGGGTTTTCCTGAGCAAGCTTGTTTCCGTAGTTGTACATGTACATCCTCGAAGGAGTTGCTTTCTTTGACTCAAACGATTTACCACCAGCTTGAGCCAAGTAGATTTCTCGCGTGTTCAGGTACTCCCGCAACACAGAGGTTATTGGGTTGTCCTGCACTCGCGAGTCCTTAACAAGCTTGCCAAGTTTGTCAATCTGGTTGGGGAATTGACCAACCTCGAACTGTGAGTACCTGGGGAATC